TCCGTAATATTTTCATTTTTCCGGACCTGAGAAGTACGGCGGATCTACGATTGCCACATCAAAATAGTCGTTTGGAAATTTTACCATTTCTTCCATGCAGTCCGCATTTTTAAATTCTCTCAAACTACTCACCCCATTGCTCCGCCATCGCTCTTGCTATGCCCGGAAATGTCTTGCTTCTCACTGTTGCTTTGTTCTTCTGCCCTTGCACCTCGTGCCAGCACCCGGCTTTTCCATTTGACCACCTGCCGTATATTTCAGCATTGTTTGGCTTATCTAAGTTGTTGCCCTGCAAGGGTTTAAGCCCTTTTAGCCACAAACACGTTCT